ACCAGTAAATCTGGGTGTCCGCTACCGCGTACACGCTCCATCCGTCACTCACAGCCCCCGACGTAATCCCTACGCCGTTGACGGAGCCGACTGTGTTCGACTCGAAGCCGCCGTTGACGATCAGATTCTCGCCGCTGGTGGCGTTCTGTTGGGTGCTGTTCGCTTGGGGTCCGATGGCCGCGAAACGGGTGGTGGTGTCGCTGATATTGTCGAGGGTCTTGTTGATGTGACCCGTTTGCGTGAAGTCGATCAGCCCGCGACGGTTGACGTCCATGTTCGCGCCGGGCATGCGCAGGTAGGTGCTGCCGTCGGGGAACTGGTCCAGGTTGGAGACAACCGTTGAGCCGTTCGCTTGCACGAGGTTCGTGCCGAGGGTAGCGCCTACGGTTGCCCCGTCAGCGACCGTCTTGCCGGTGCCGCTGATGACGGGGCTGTTGGCGCTCCATCCCGAGGCGTTCAGCGGTCCGCGCGCCGTGACGTAGTAATACCAGCTCGCGCCGTTGGTGAAAGGATCGGCCCACGAGGTCGTGGCGTTGCCGACCTCCCCCACCAGATCAAAGGTGCCCGTCGAGTTGGCGGATCGATAGATGGCGACCGCAGAAACAGCCGCGGGCACCGCATTCGTCCACGACAACTGCACGCCATCGGCGACCGCAAGCGCCGTGAAGTTGGCAGGCGTTGGAGGCACATCGGGAAGCTCAACGCTGGAACCCACCACGTAGGTGTAGGCCGTTTCCTCGGCGAGTGTGCGCGGCGTGCGGCCAAAGGCGTTGACCGACAGGAACTTGAGGTAGATCGTGGTCCCGATGAGCGATGGATCGACGGGGAACCGAAAGATGGCGTCGTCGAGGCGCGCGAAAAATTCCCCGCTGCCCACGGTAGCCGGGTTGCTCGTGCCGTACACATTCCGGCGCAGGTAGGTCAGGTTGTACGCTTCGGTCCCGGTCAGCGTGGCCGTTTCGTAGGCGAAGACCTCACTCCCGGCGATACACAGGGTGCTGAGGTTGTCCGCATCCGCTTGAGTGCCGCCCAGCAGGACGGCCGGCGCATAAAGCTGGACGCCAAGCACCGTCGTGATGTCAGGGTCCGCCGGTGGCGGCTGCGGCAAATCGCTGGTTAGGGTGCCGTAGCGGGCGGGCGCATTCACGCTGCCGAGGTAGTTGTACGTCGTGCCGTCGTAGCTGATGTACAGGTCCGCGCCGCCCCAATCGGCGCCTGAGCCGCACACCGCGCACCAGATTTCCGGGTTGCCGCCCCCCACCAGAAAACCGGGACCACGGAACAACAGCGGCGCATTCACCGGCCCTGGGTCGCTCAGCGGGTCGATGTTCGTGCCCGCATTCGGCTGCGTGTTGTAGATCGCGCTGTGCCCGATCCCTTCCGGGAACTCTTCTGCGGTGATGTCGAGCAGCCCTTCGGCGTCCTCGGCAACCTCGAGGATGCGCACCGGGAACAGATTCAGGCCGGTATTGACATCCGTCAGCGTGACCAGATCTGCCGGCTCCAGATAGCAATACCGCCAGCTCAACTTGAAGGTGTAGGTGTTCCGCACATAGTAGGCGCGCTGCACCATGTTCTGCGCGATGAAGCGCGCGACGGGGGCGGTCACGCAGCCGTTGATGTTCACGGTTTGCGCCATGCGCGCGCCGTTGGCGATCATGTCCTCGTCGATCGAGGCGACCACGGCGCTGTTGTGGTAGCTGTTGGCGCGGTCCACGAACTGGACGCTGACGGAATTGAGCGCGTCCTGCGGCGCCTTGCGCTGCACAGTGACCGGCGATCCAGATCCAGACACGATGAAATCATCCGCGCCCAGGTTCACCAGCGGGGTCACGTCCGGGGTGTAGGTCACGCCGTTGCCGGTGACGGCGACATCACCCAACGGGGCGACCTTCAGCAGTCCATCGCTGAACCATGCGTAGGTATTCGTGTTGCGAAACAGGTCCGTCAGCACCTGCACAGCGCTGCTCTGCTGGTCGTACACCGGCGAGAGGAACAGGCCGTTGGCGACGCAGTAGTCGCTGTACTGCGTGAGGGTGCCCAGGTAGTTGAATGGCACGCCGTGCGTGGTGCTGGTGCAGATGTCGGTCAGAATCGCCGCAGGGTTCGCGTCGAGGATGCCCGAACCGAACTGCAACAGGCCGGCCACTTCGTAGTTGTAGTTCGGCAGCGTGGGCGAGCCACCGAGCGCCATGTTTTCCACGCCGAACAGGGCCGTGTAGGCGTAGCTCAGGTTCCCCGGCGCCGTCAGGTGCGACCATGGCGCCTGCGACGCGGTGCCAGTCGCCGAGAAGGGCGCGAGCGTTGCCAGCAGCACGATGCTGTTGCCGGACCAGACGTTGGCAATCCCGACGATCGGCCCTTCGCACAGGCCGTTCAGGTAGCTGGCGCTGTAGGTGTAGGAACTCGAGGTGCCCCCACCAAATCCCTTGCCGACCTTTTGCGTGTGCTCCAGCGACCTGAAGTCGCCATACCAGATGACATTGCCGCCGACGCGGTTCTGACCATAGACCACGGGGATCGGCGGCCCGTACTGCGACCCCTGCAGGTCGATGCCCATGGCCTGCGTTTGCGTGGTCGCCGCCGTGCGCCCCATGCCTTGATTGAAGAGGTTAGACACCGGGGACGCTCCAAAATGAGTGCAGACGGTCTGCGTAGGTGGCGATTTCAGTCCTGCACACGCAGCCGGCGCGCAGATCCGCGTGGATCATGTAACCGGGCTCGCAGAGGATTCCTGCATGGCTGACGCAGCGCCCGAAACGGAACAGGGCAACATCGCCTGGCTGTGGGGTGTCGGTTGGCACAGCGAAGCGCTGCACGTAGCCGAGAAAGCGCTCTTCGGAGCGGTGCAGCATCCAGTCGGGCGGGTAAGGCTCCGGCGTGAAGTGCTTGATCACGCCGACGGCGCTGTAGACCGCGATGGGGAGCATGGCGCAGTCAACGCCAACACCCTTGACCTGGGCGCGGTGGTGGTACGGCGTCCCGAGCCACGACTGCGTCTCGGCGATGATGCTCGCGCGTACTGCATCCACCTCAGCGGTTCAAGAAGCGCGTCATGTGGCCGCCTGGGCCGCTGGCTATTTGCCCGTTGCCAGCCCCTCCAAGACCGCCGATGCGCGCGGGCGGCGATGAGCCGGGCCCACCGGTCAGCGTTTCCGGAGTCGGCACATAGGGGAACCCGCGGAAGTGCGGAAGGTTGTTGAACTTCGTCGAGCACGTCGCCTGCAGCTTGTCGCAGCCAGGGTACGCGGTGAAGGTTTCGCCGACGGATGGCGGCGTGATGGGATACGCGAGGGTGAAGGTGCCGGATGCGTTCGCGTACGACTTGACGAACGACTTGAGCCCAGCGTTGGCACCCGTGAGCCACACGACGTAGCCAAGTGCGAAATAGCCATCGGCTTGCGTCGCGCCGCTGGTGAAGCTGGTTGCCGTTCCGCCTGCGGCGACGGTGCCATTGACGGCAAAGTTGCTCGCCAGCAGCGTGCAGCCGGCATCGAACAGCGCGTGGTTGCACTGCGGCAGGAAATAGTTGACCGGGAAGGCGGTGTTCAGTAGGCGCAGCATGCTGTTGACGGTGAGCTTTACCATGCCGCTGTCGGCCTGCACTTCGCCGACGATGCCTGTAAAGAGGTTCACGACGCCATTGACGACGGGGTTGGACCAGTCCGCCGCGAGCGCCTTGGAGACGATCACCTGCGCATTGTCGAAGCCACCAGCGACCGCGAACGCTGCCGGCGTCATCCCATTGATGCGCGTGGCCGCGTCGTAGAGGACATCGATTTGCAAATCATCGGAGTTGAGGCCGATGCTGGTCTTCGTGGACCCCCGCTGGAAGCCCGGTGCGCCGTCCAGATACGCGGCGAGGTACGTGTTGCCGTTGTAGGTGATGTTCTGCTGCGCATCGGTCCAGTAGAAGTTGCTCCCGCTCGGCAGCGTGAACTGGTACAGGTTCGCCATGACCAGCGTCTCACTGGTCTGCAGCATCGTCAGAAATGCGGCGCTGACGGTTTTCATCAGCGCACCTCCTGCAGCTTGAGCGTCTTCGTCCGATACAGCTGCGACATGAACTGCTCGAACTCGATGCCGTCCGGGAAGCGCACGAGGTAGGTCTCGACGTTCGAGCCGATGCCATCCCAATCCGTCGTTGCCGTCGCCCCCGGAGCCTGCGCGAGGTTTACCGTCGTGCCCGCGATGGTGTAGTCGGTGAGGGGGACGGGGGCGTATGATGTGGTGGGGATATAAGCGCCGAGTTGGGCCAGCGTCGTTTGATCGTACATCCACCCCCATGCCGAGTAGGTATCAGTCCCGTTGCCTACGTAGTTGTAACTTGGGCCCGTCGCGGAATTACTGAAGCCTGTCGTTAGTACGGCAGCCGATGACGCGATGTCGCCCTGCAATCCGATCTCGAAAGTTCCATTAGGGCCGGGAGCAATCGTGTAGCTGAAGTTTGTCCATGATCCTTGGGCGCCACTCCCCGTCACTACTCCTGATTGGTTGATTATGACAAAGACGTAACCCGTTGTGTTATCACCAAGCGCTGCGAAGCAGTGCGGGGCGCTCCCAGGCTTTAGGTAAACACGCGCGGCCTGCGTGGCGCCGCTGGTGCAAGGGATGTTACGAATGTTGACGTGGTAGTTGCCGCTTGTCGCCGTGCTAATCGTGAACTCATTAAGCGTAGTGGTGCCATCGGGCGCCGTTCCGGCATTCGGCGTTAATGTGTCCGTGAAGTAAGTCCACCCGATAGAGAAGTTCTGCGAATACAGCGCCTCATTCGTCCTCGCCGTCGGGTACAGCAACTGGCGACCCTGCCAGTCGGTGCGGTGGATGGCGGAGACGGTGGCTGAGCTGATCGGGTTGCCGCGGGAGTCAACGAGGCCCGCGCTGGTGGCCGTGCCGTTCCACGTGCCGAAGGGGATCTGGGATGCCGCCCATGGGGCCTGTTGCGGCGTGAGGTAGAACGGCAGGAAACTGCCCTGCTGCTGCTTGAAGAAATCGACCAGCGTGCGCCAGTCGGTCTGTGACAGGTAATTGATCGGCACCTCGATGGTGTGCAGGGGGTTTTGCCACAGGCCAGTGCGAAACTCGGCACCGGACGCGGCCTGCTGCACGATGGTTTTGAAGGTCGGCGTGACCTTGACGGGCCAGCCGATGCCTGGCAGCGTGGGGAACGTGTTGTAGCTCATGCGAACGTGTGCCCAGTGCGACCAGCATGCCCGAGGGCGCGCACCAAGGCGCCAGGATTGCGCTTCAACATCCCCTCGAAGCCGGCCGCATCATTGGCGTGGATGTGGTAGTGGTAGGTGCTACCGCCCCCACCGGCCACCAGATTGCGCAGCCCCTCGGCGTACTGCGCCGGCAACACCTGCTCATCCTTGTGCAGCACCGCCGGCATGTTGTCGAAGGGGACACGCTCGAAGCCGCCTTGTGCGCTTGCCACGTTCGACACCAGCGCCTCGACCGCGACAAAGGTCGCCGCGCCCGCTGCTACGGCGAGCGCAGGACCGACAACCGGAATGGCGGCCATCGCCGAGAAAGCGCCGGCCGCAGCCTTCGCCGCCTCGGTGAGAATCCACTTGATGGCGGTCGCGGCCTGGATGGCGAGAGCCTCAGCTTCGCCCGCAACGGTCAGCGCCAAGCGTGTCGCCACTCCGGCCGCGGTCGCCCCCGTCTTTGCCAGCTCCATGGCGGTCCAGTGCAGAACGCTTTGCGTGGCCGTGTTGATGACTTCGGCAACAATCGCCGAACCCAGGCGCAACTGCGCCTGCTGCATGGTGAGGGTGCCCTCCACGTAGCCCGTCACGATGCCGCTGACCGCCTGTCCAACGGGCGCGACCACGGCCTGCCACGACTGGATCGTCGCGGCGCTCTGCTTGTCGTTGATCGTCTGCGTCTGTTGCGCCAGCGTGTCCTGCGCGCGCACGAGTTCAGCATTGACGGTCGCCTGCGCCGCCGGCTTGTCCTTGGCGAGCGCCAGTTCCTTCTGGTACTCGTTGTACTTGATCGCGTAGAGCTGATCGGCGAGGGATTGCTCTTGTGCCAACGCGCCGCTTTGGCTGATGGTCCCCATGCTCGCCATCGCCTGCACGTGGCTGCGCTGCATGCCCAGCATCGCTTCGCTGTGCGAGGCCTGCGACGTGATGGACGTCTTCTGGACGGCTTCGGCTGCGGCTGCAGCGTGGACGGCCGCAATATGCGCCCCGCCGGCGGCCGATAATGGAGGGCCCGCGTTCCAGATCGAGTCGTAGAGGTTCTTGGTGTGGGTCGCGGCTGATACATGGGCGGCGTGCGCGCCCGTGTGGTCGAGCTGCAGGACATGCTGATAGGCAGCCATATACTCCGGCGACCCTTTGGGAGCAGTCGCGAGCAGGTGCGCCCACGTACTTTTCTCGTAGGCGGTGCGCTGCGATTCGGACATCTTGGCGTCCGCTTCGTGCAGCGCCATCTGATGCGTGTCGAACTTCAGGCCTGCGGCTCCATACCCGGCCACCGGCATGATGATGTGCGCCTCGATCATGTTGCGCTGGGCAATCTTGGCCTGTTCGGCCATGTGCGCCTTCAGTGCCGCAATTTCACTGTCCAGCCCCGGCAGTTGAGACGCGAGCCCCTCATTCAGCGCCGATCCTGAGTTGGAAATCCTCGACCGCATCAGCTCCAGATTGGAGAGCTTCATTGCATCCGTGCCGCCCCCCGAATTGACGGCCACTGCGCGCCCGAGGCGATCCCACGCGTCGCCGACTTCTGTCAGAAGCCCCACATCCCCGCCGGCATTTCTGGCTGCCTTCTGCATCTGCGCGTCGAAGTCCGCAATCGCGACCCTTGATGCGTCCGCGGCGTCGCCAATGTTTACGAGCGACTGAATCTCAGCCTGTTGCGCCCCGGTCAGGTACTTCAAGGCCGACACCGGATCGGTGCCGATCTTCTCGACGGCCGCCGCGGCGCTTGACATGCTGGTGCCGGTCATCTCCGCGAAAATGACCGCGGCTTGCCCAGCTTGCTGCAATTGGTGCCCAACGAACTCGCCGGACAGCGCCAGTTTGGTGTAAACCTCCTGCGCATCCCCGATCGTGGCGTCTGAATTGCCGACAGCCTGCGCCCATTGATCGATCTCGGAGCTTGAAACCCCGAGCCTGTCCCCGAGCGCCTGCACGGCTTGGTTGAGGGTCTGGATGTGCTCTTGCGCTTGCGCTGCGCTACCCGTGAGGACTGCCCCCACGGCAATCGGGACGCTGGCCGCCGATGTGGCCACCGCCGTGGCCGCGCGGAAGACTCCAAAGCCGTGCATCCCGTGGCTGCCGCCGCGCGATGCGGCGTTCCTATCTGCGGCAGCCGTATTGGCCGCGAGGCTGGCGGTGTTCGAGTCGATGGCCGCGTCGTCAGCAACCCACGCAGTGGTGGACGCCATCTGCGCCGCTACAAGCTCGGACTGGGCCGTCGCGGCCTCCGCCGTGGTGGTGGCGACTGCCGCAGTCTGCGCGTCCAGCGCGTCCATGGCTACGGTGTAGTCCGCAGCACTGAGCGTCCCGGCCTCGAAGGCAGCGATCAGCGCGCTTTCCTGTGCGTCCAACTCATCGAAGGTTGCGGCGGTGGCTGCGGCCACATCCGCAAGGAGCGCCACTTGCGCGCTCGCAGCTGCGCCCATATCCGCAGCCGCAGCGGCAGCCTCTTGCGTGGATGCGCTGACGTTGCCAGCCATCGCCTCATAGGCGGCAGCCGTTTGGGCGGCCGCCGCGCCAGCCGCGTCCATGCTGGCCTGCATGGCGGTAGACGACGTGTCGAACGCCTCAGCCACGGCACCACTGGCCTCCGCCATCGATGCCTGCGCCTCGTTGACCTGAGCCGCCACAGCCTGCGCAGCCTGCGCCATCTGGGCCGATGCGGATTGCACCTGATCGGCGCCGCTCTGCAAGCCGGCGCCCAGTCCGCTAGTATCAGCAGTCAGGCGTACAATGATTTCATCAGCTGGACCGGCCATCGGTACTTCCTGAGGAGAACGACGTGGAAGACAATCAGACAGTCGTAGAAAATACGTTCATGACAGGCGGCGTGCCCTCCACGATGCTCCCAAATGCCCTGCGAAACCTGGGCATCTTGAGCGTGGTAGGTGGCGTGCTTGGCGGCCTGTTCAGTGCCATACAGTTTGGAAACCAAACCGCAGCCGGCTTTCTGGTGTGGGCTGAGGCAATCGGCGAGGGGATTGTGTTTTGCGCGTTGTTCTACGCGCTCGCGGCCATCGTTGATGCGTTGCGCACCATCGCCGCCAAGGTCAACCCACCCACCCCTTGAGGTCGTCCGTCGTCATCTCGTGCTGCGATGAGCCGATGCCTAAGTAGGACTGCACCATCCACTGGACCGGAGGGTGGTCGCGCCAGTAATCGTGCAGATCGAGCACGTCGTCGAGGGCCATTTCCTCGCGAACAGCCCTCGGTGTGATGCCGAGGGCGCTGGCCGTCCGGCTGATCAGGTTGCGCCAGTCGATGGGTTCGCTGGCGCGCTCGGAGGGTTTGCCGGGCGCGACGTTGCCAAGCACGCGGCGCGGGCCTCCATGAACGTCGGCAGATCCCACTCGTCGGTGGCGAGACTGAACTCCGGGTAGTTGCGCTGGACATTCTCGACGATCAGCGGCGCGAAGTCGCGAACCATCTTGACGATGCCCTTGTCGTCGCCGGCGTCGAAGACCTTGGCCTGCGCGTCGAAACGCTCCCACAGGCCCATGTTGAACGGTGGCACCGTGTAGTCGGTGCCACTGATGTTGACCACAGTCCCTCGGATCATGGCGTCAGACGTCCGTGTAGACAGTGAGCGGCGACGCGGTGCCACCTTGGCTGAAGGCGTCGAAGTCGATGCTGCCGAGGCCGAACTTCGACTGCGCGGTGGGCAGCACGATCTTATTGGCCACGCAGTAGGGCAGTACCAGCCGTTCGCCGGTGCCGTTCCACGACCGCTGCGCAAGGACGCCGAACACGGGCTGGTTGCCCTGCAGGTTGTTGGCAACGACCAGCGTCGCGCCGGTACTGGCGGACGTGTAGGCGTAGGTGATCTGGACAGCCAGCCCGGTATCCGCGGCAGCGAAGGTGTAGACGCCAGCGGCCACGCTGTACTCGCCCGTGGTCGGGCTGCTTGCCACCGGGGTGAGCGGGATTCCGGTCGCCGTGTACACGACGCCCTGATCCTCGGTCCACGTGGCGGAGTTGCTGACGGTGACGGTGAAGGGGGTGGCTGCGGGGATGGTGCCCGCCTCCGCATACGCCAGCTTGACGGTGCCAGCCGACGGCGTGCCACCGAACATGAGCTGGTAGAGCGGCATGCTCATGGCGCCGATCTTCGCGGTGCCCGCGATGGTGCGCGATCCAACGCCGACGCCAGCCGAAAACTGGCCCTGGCCCATCAGCTGGTCGACTTTGGCCGAAAATGTGAGCTGGATGTCCTGCAGCGCACCCAGGATGATCGGCTGTGAGCCGGAGGCGATCCCCTTGGCGATCAGGAGACCGGGGCCGAACGAGTTGTAGTTGCCGGTTTGCGACATGATGCGTTACTCCTTCACGGGGACAAGGGCAGCCGTGACGTGCGCGATGAGCGCCGCCTTTTCGGCTGAGTTGATGGGAGCCACGCCGGCGATGGCGGCGCGGTGGAAGTGCTCGGCGTACCAAGCCTCGACGCCAGCGAGTGCGCGCTTGGCGAACTCTTCGGCGGACACGCCGGTTCGCTCCGCGATGCTCTCGGCATCGCGCAGATCGGTTCCAAAGTTCATGTGGCCTCCTAGAAGCCGGCTACGACAATGCGGATGGGAATGAAGGCGACGCTGCGGTTGACCGCCTGGCCTTCCGTGATCTGAATCTCGCCCTCGATGGCGCAGTACTCGACGAGGCCGCCGAGGGTCTGGCGCTGACCAGCAGGGGGTGCAATCGCCTGGCACAGCGCGTCCACCACGGGGTTGAGCGTGGGCGTCATCGGCTGCGTGTCGTCGCCCTGCGCGACCACCACAACCCACAGCGCGTTGATGTCCCACACGGTGCCGGGGGCGTTCTCGGTGTAAACCGCCTTCTGCGAGAGCTGCACCTGGTAGAGCGCGGGCGCGTTCTCGGGCATCACGCTGGATGCAGGCACCCACCTGCGGCTTGCGGTCTGCAGCGTGCCGTTGGCAAGCAGGGGGGCGGCGAGCGCGAACATGGCGCTGTAGATCTGCTCGAACGTCGCGCGGCTCATGCGAGCACCGCCTCCTGCACGGCGTCGCGGATGGCCTGAACGCCGGCGTCTGCATTCGCCTCGAACGAGCTGCGCATGTAGTTGAACTCAGGCATGCGCACGTGCTTGCTGAAGATCACGTTGCCGTCGATGACAAAGCGCAATGCCTTCGCGCGCACCGGGTAGATGTCGCCGCCGTATTCCAGGATGTGGGCGTAGACCAGACCTGCGCCGCCGCCTGCGCCGCCCTGCAAGATGTCGCCTTCGTCGCGCCGATAGGGCGTGATCGACTCGCGGAGCGCGCCGCTGCGCTGGTGCAGGGGGTTGCCGCTGAGCTTGTCCTCCTTGATGTAGTTGGCGAGTTCCTCCGACCAGGTATCCAGAGCGCCCTTCACGCCGGCGAGAATCCCAGGCTTGAGCGCCTCGATGCGCGCGGCAACCTCCGGCGCGCCGATCGTCTCCGCGCGGACGGTAATCATGCGGGGATCATCGGCAGCCGGTAGGACCGCAGGATCGCCTTCACCCGTGGCGGCATATCCACCAGGTTGTATGCCACCGTGTCGTTTTGCCCCAGCGTCTGCGACTTGAGGTCGATGCGGTCGCGCTTTGCGAGCATGTCCGCGACCAGCTCGACGCACGCCTGATTCAGGTCCGCCGGGATGGTTGCGTAGCCCGCCGAGTACTCGACGGCGATGTTCTGCACGCCACGGCTGAACCCGATGGGGTAGCCACCGGGAGTGCCGGTCACGCGCGCGCTGATGCCTGCGTTGCCCCGCAGATAGAGACGGCGGTCGTCGAAGACGTAGCCGTAACTCGTGGGCGTCGTGGCAGCCGGGATGGTAATGCCGTCGATCGACAGACTGGCGACCGACCCGATCGGCCCCTGCCGCAGGAACAGCATCGGCGCGCCATTGCCGTTGCGTGTCTCGGTATAGGTGGCCTCCTCGAAGGTGCGCGCGCACACGCTCTCGATCATCGTGGACGCATTGCCGATCAGCGTCTCGATCAGTGACACCAGGGCTAGTGACGTGTTGCCGGTGTAGGCCTGCACGTCAGCCAGTGCGCAAAGGCTCACGCCTGCGATCCGTCACTCTGCTTGCCGTCATCCTTGGCACCGTCATCCTCCAGCTTCAGCCCGTGCGGCAGCACATGCCGCACCGCTTCCTGCGGGACGACCACGACGCCGTTCTTTGCTGTGTACTCCTGCCGGTTCCAGCTGACCGAACCGAACCCCTTGGGGGCCCTCATTCGCACGTTTGCCATGGTGCTGCCTCCAAACCCGAAAAGAGAGGCGCCCGAAGGCGCCTCAAGTTCACCCACCCATTCAGGCTTCGGCTTACGCCGACGGCGCGATGTTGGTGAGAACGCCCATCGACGCCGGGAAGAAGTGCTGCAGTACGCCGTCGAAGTACACGCCGTACTCGTGCTTGCGCGTGCGGAGCGGCCACAGGATCGAGTAGTAGTCGCGGCGCAGCAGCATGCGCATGACCTGGCGCACGTTGCTGAGCTGGTACGGCAACTGCTCGGTCGTGAACAGGACGGTGCCCTGCGGCAGGAACGGATGCACCTTCAGGTTGAGGTACTGGTTGCCATAGCCGATCGGGTTGCGATAGGTCGTGACCACTGCGCCGGCCCGGATGGTGCCGTCGGCCGCCTGCATGAACGGCGCGATGTTCGTGTTGCCGGCCAGAATCAGCGCCTTGATCGCCTTCTGGTCCGCGCCACTGATCCAGATCGTGGTCGGGATCAGCCGGTGGTTCGTGAAGAACGACTCGATGGCGGTGTCGAACTCGGCAATGCCGCCGGTGCCGTTGCCCGTGCTGGTCAGCGACGAGCCAGTGCCCGGTGTGCCAGTGGGCAGCGCGTAGATGTACGAGCCGGAGTTGGCGTTGTAGGCCTGGGTGATCAGTCCATCGAATACGAGCGAGTTCTGCGACGTGTCGGTGGTCGGCAGCGCGGTGAGGTTCTGGTTGCCGGTGCTCAGGGCCGTCAGGAGCACCGAATTGATGCTGGTGATCGCCTGCAGCGTCTGCGCACCAGAGGCGCCAACGAACCACGCATAGGCGAAGGCACCGTTGACCGGGGCCACGCTGCCGCTGATGGTCGAGGTGCTGGTGGTGGTGGTGGTGCTGGCAGCGGTGGACGGTGCGCCGGTGAACCCGTAGATCTGGTCCGTCGAGCCGTCGGCGTTGGTGCGGGTGTAGGGAATCTTGACGCCAGCGGCGACGCTCGAGAGGCGCTGCCCGTCGTAGGTCAGCGCAACCGCCGTGACCAGCAACGTGCCGGCGGCGATGGTGCCCCCCGTGGTGGTGTTCGACACCGTCGGCGTCGGCGTGGTGCCTAGGCCCCACGTGGACTGACCGCCAAGAATGATCTTTTCCTCCCCCTCCATGGTCGAGTGCAGCAGCATCTGCACGGCGAGCTCGTCCAGATCCTGGAAGCCCTGCGCGGCGCGCTCGGCCTTCCACGTCACGTAGTCGTCGAGGCCCAGCTCGACGAACTTGGCGTAGCTGTCCACCTCGGTGTAGCTGTTGAGGCCGCCGCGGTTGCCTTCCGACAGGCCGATGCTCTCGGCGTTCGGATTGATCGCGGTGATCGCACGCCAGTTGGCCTGCACACCGCCGCCGGCAGGAACGCGCGGGATGATGTTGCGCAACGGACTGTCGAACGGAAAGATCAGGCGCGCGCCCGGCTCGAGGTTGTATTCCGCGAGGCCTGACGTGGCACTGGACGGAGAGGTGAACGCCTTGCGGATCGCATCCGGCAGAGGGTTCTGGAGCGCCTTGGCGATGGCTTCGAGCGCAGTGATTTCGTTACCCATGGTGGTATCTCCTGAGCCCGAGGTTCGGGCATAAAAAAACCCGCTTGCGCGGGCTCGGTTTGGGGTCGTGATGGCTGCGCGTTAGCGAGTGCGCACCGGGTTCTGTAGTGCTTTGCGGATGGCGGTTGCTGCGTCGTCCACGGTGCCGTCCGCCTTCAGCACCGGCTGCACCTCGGTCTCGGTCTTCCCGACGGCTTCAGCCGCCTTGCTGACCGCATAAATGGTTGCCTTCGACGGCGCGGGCAGTTCCTCGAGCTTCTTGATGAGCGCGCCCTGTTGGTCGATGCGTTCGACGGCCTTGAGCAGCATCTCGTCGCGCTCGGCGACGGCCTTGGCAAGCGTGTCGCGCTCGGCGGTCATCTTCTGGAGGCCATCCGCAGCCTTGGCGAGCTTCTGCGCGCCGTCGTCGTCGTCGTCTTCATCCGGCTTGGCCTCGAGCGCGTCCAGATGCTCGCCCATCGCCTTGTGATGCTCGCGCATCGCCTTGAAGTGTTCTTTCGTGGCTGCCGAGTGCTTCGCACCGCGCTTTTCCATCGGAGTCCTCGCTGCGAGCGCCATGCTCGCGTCATCGTTGAGTTGCCCGTGCAGGGCTTCGTTCGTTTCCTCGTTCGCCATCGCCAAAAAGGCAGCAGCGATCGGCTTCAAGGCCGCCGCCATCTGCTCAGGCAGCTTGCTGTCGTCGCCTTCGGCCTCGGTCTCGAATACGGTGCCGTCCGCAATCGCGGCAAGCTGCTCGAGCAGCTGCGCGAACACGGCGACGGTGTAGAGACCCTTTTCCAGCTCGGTCTCGCCCAGCAGGGCGCGCGCGGCCTTGGCGAGCACCTGCGCCTCGGGGCTTTCCGCCATCTTCTGCAACACTGCGGCGCTGAACTTCTCGGCCTCGGGCGGTCCTTTCGGGTCGATCTTGTCCTTCCACGCCGCCACGATCTTGGCCTTGATCTCCTTCACGTTGTCGGCACTGTACTTGGCCGCGTTCTTCGGCATGTGGATGTAGTTCCACGCGGCGCGGATGTGCGCCGCCGTGTCGATCGGGTATTTCTTGTTGGTCGGGTCCGCGAACTTCACGGCGCCGTACTTGTCCTTGCCGTCTTTCGGGTCCACGTCCTCGCGCGCGGCGATCCGCTTGGACAGCACGTCGGCTTCGGCAGCGCTCAGGCCATCGGCCCACTTCGCAAGCGCTTCGTGGTCGGTGGTGTGCTCGAACTTGTGCAGCTCCGTGCCGCCATCGGCCTTGACCACCGAAAAGGTCGCATCGGGATTGCACGGCAGGTCCACCAGCGAGTACTCGCTCGGGTCCGCGGCGTAGCGCGTCTTGCCAAGCGCTTCGTCGGTCCACTTCTCGGCGTATCGGCCGCCGATGCTAAGGCCGGTGTAGTTGCCCTTCAGCACCTTGTTCCACTCGTTGGCGTCGGTGATCTCGGCCGTCACGACGATCTGCTTGGCTGCATCATCGAAGTGCATCGCCTTGGTGATGCCAGCCGACACGTTGCCGTGCATCGCGCGGACGTTGCCGATGTTTTTCCCGCCGGTGGCTTTGCCCAGTTCCTCGGACCACTTCTGGAAATTCGGCTTGCTCTTGGCGTAGTCGAACACCTCGCCGCTGCGGTCCACCGCTTCGCTGGCGATGACGCCCTCGATGGTGCGGTCGGCCTCGTTGACCTTGGTGAGACGGGCGAAAATCTGCATGGCGTTACCTCGCGCAGGCGAAAAAAAACCGCCCAGCGGGCGGCCTGTAGGGGTTTGGTGAATGGCTACTGCGCCGGTGGCGCCTTGCGGTAGCTCGCGCTACACAAGCAGCGCGGATGCTGAAGGGGTGCCATCGCGCCTGAGACGAACGGGTTATCGATCGGAATCCAGCCCTGCGCCTGGTTGGCCTCGCAGAGCGGGCACGGGCCTTCATCGTCCGACACGCGCCAGTCCTTGACCTGCATGCCCACG